CAGCTTTATAAGTTAACTTAGCTTTATTAGAGCCTACAGGAAACTTAACAGAATCGGTTAGTCTAACGGAATCGATCCTAGTTTCTAGTGCAAATTCACTAGTATCTAGTGTTACGTACCCATCTCCGTACCAATCTACCTCTAAACTAGTAATACTAATAATAGGGCATTCAGTGGGGAAGACGACAGGAGTTTCCCAGCGAAAGCTGAAATACTCTACTTTATCGGTTGCAACATAGTCAGTAAAAGATTTTCCACAATAGTTGCGAACTAGTGTGGATATCGAAGGGATAATAAGATTGAGCTTGGTATCGTCAGTAGAGCCTGTTATGCCCTCGTAACTTTTAAATTCAGAGATTGTAATAAGATCAGTCATATTATTCCTTATGAAGTGGGAGGGCCCCATTGGAGCCCTCCCGTTAGTTCATTAAGCAGCAGCGTAACGACGCGAAACAACGGCTTTTGCACCGGTGATAAGTTCGCTGAATCCTAGGCGCTGAGTAGCAACTAGTTCAAGATGCTGTGCGCGTGGGATGTACTGGTTTTCCAGAGTGATTCCACGAAGACGTGGAACAAGGAAGTTACGAGTATTCAACGCTAGAGCGTGAACTTTGCTTGCAGCTTTTGCTTCGAACTCGTCGCAAAGGATAACAGGCGAACCGTATAGACGGCCAACTTGTCCAGTAAGCTTAACAGCGTTAGACTCACCAACTAGGTTAGCATCTTTGTATTCTGGGTCATCCATAAGGTTGAAGTACTCAGTTTCGTTAACGACGTAAATAAGGTCGCGAGCTTCAACACCATACTTGCCCATGGTTTTGCGCATGTTAAGTAGATCTTGGGCAGTAAGCGACTCAGAAGCTAGAGCGATTCCCGAGGTAAGCTGCGAAGAGTTTGCAGCAGCAATAGTGGTTAGACCATCGAACGATCCTGGGATCGAAGCACCACCGCGAAGGATAGCACGCTCAACGGCACGTGCGTGCGAGCGAACCATTGCTTCTTGAATGATAGCCATAACTGGCATGATCGAATCTTCTTCGGTTTCATTCGCAAGGAAGGTTAGCGAGAAGAGTTTTTTGGTAGCAAGTACTTTGTTACCTAGATCGATACCACCGTATGGCGAACCATCGGTATCATCGCGCTGGGTAAGGTTACCGTGTGGAGCATCGTTACCAGTGTTAGTTAGCATCTTGGTAGCGATGAACTCAGCGTATCCAGCGTCTGGCTGGATAGGTAGCACCATGGTAGCAGCGTTCATAGCAACTTCACGGAATAGCGGAGCTAGGCGAAGAGCGTGCTCAATGTCACGCTCGATCGACGTGCTTACGATAGTCTCGTAAACTGCGGTTTCTACAGCGCTAACACCTGCACCAGACATGGCGTTAACTTTTTCGATAATTCCTGTACCAAATTTCGTGTTGGTCCAGCTCTTACCTAGGATAGCACCAAGCACATACGCGTCGCGTAGCATTGGCTCAGCAGCTTTTTCCCAATTCTTTTCAGAAGAGGATTCGAAGATGCGCTTCGAGTTAGTGAAAGCAGCGATTTCTGCAGCTTTCTCTTTTAGGTCGTTAGATAGGGTAGCAATTGCTTCAGCGTTCTCAACTTTAGCAGCGTCTACAGCTGTTTTAATTAGAAGCTCGGTACGATCCGTAACGGCCGTAACAGCAGCAGTAGCAGCGGTTTCAGCAGCAGTTTTAGCAGCAAGAGCAGCTTTTGCTTCTTTGTCTGCTACGTCAGCGGCCTTACGGGCTTCTTCAGCTTCGTTATTCTTAAAGGTAGTCAGGGTGTCCTGAAGTAACTTTAAAATTTCATCTCTTTCCATTTTAGGTTTTCCTTCCTTAGTCACAGGTGCGACCTCGGGCTTACCAGTTAATTCATTTTCCCCTGGTAGATTTGATTTATATGTGTCGAACTCAGTTTCGCTGAAGCTCTTTACTACTGAAAACAAAGCATTTTGATTTGCTGGGATGGATACCAACGAAACTTCATATAACTCTGCGTCTTTGATTAACAGACCACCAGTTTCCTTCATGTAGTCTGCATCTTTAATTCTAGCACCAACTGAAAATGCGGTAATAATACCTTCCTCAACTAGAGTAGCTACGGGGTTAGATTTGCTAATTTTAGCAGTAATCTCTAAACCTTTTTCAACTACTTTGATCTCGGTGCATCGTCCGATGGGCTTATTGCCATCATGCTGGAACAGAATGATTGGATTCTTATTAAAATTATCCAGTCCACCCTTGGTCCAAGCTTCTGCGGCAATTATGTCTCCACCACGATCTACATCACTGGTAGAGGCCATGCCTCGCACTATGATAAAACGATCGTCGCCAACCGCCTTCTCGACATGAGAGAGAATGGTAAATAGTTGCTTACGCATTTGATCCCCCGCTTGGTCTACCGCCCTGTGAAGGATCGGCAGCTGACCCAGTAATGTTTACTGGAATTCTTAGTTCGTCTTGATCTGCCATTGGCTCATACGCTAGGCCATTTCTAGCCTCGTTAACAGTGATTACTCCCGTGTTAACTAGTGTGCTGTAGAAAGTAGCCTGTTCCTGTAGTTCGGGTTGTAGACCTGGAATATCATTATCAGGTACTAATTTATAAGAGAAGAAACGCTCAAAGGCTTTCAGTAACTTATCAACCAATGGAATTACAGTTTCAATGTAGAACAATCTTTGGTTTGGTCTAATGTTCGCGTTATTGCCCCCTTCCATAAGGATAGGAGGAATACCAAGCGCCACTAGAATAGTATTTCTTTTATTTGTGATCGATAGTTCAAAATCTAATTCTTTAAAGGTAGCATTAGAGATTTTATCTAACTCTAGTCCGCCATCTAGAATCAGAGGACGTCTACCACCGTTTGAAGGGCTATAGGCACCGATCCATGACTCGATCATTTTATCTTTAACTTTTTCGGATATCGAATTAGGTGATTTCAGAACTAGTCCCGGTACTGCACCATTCTCAAAGAACTTATCTTGGAATAGTAACATACGGCGTAGAAGCTGCATGTCTAGTAGAACTGGCTTAAGCCTTGAAGTTCCTCTAAATACGCTACCAATAGCATTATCTTTAATATGAATAATCTCTGTTGGAGCAAATACCGTATTTTCGTTATATCTATAACTCTTTACGTACTCTTTATTATCCGTATCAATATTCATTCCTTTAGCAGGAATGTGGTATATATGCGCTCCGTCATAATAAACAAATGCGTTACCGTCTATAATTATATCAACGAAGATAAGTCGTCTAAAAGTACTGATATCCATATAAGGATTAGGGTCAGTATTAAGAAGACGTCTAATTTGTGCGGTACGCATTGACGCAATCTTAGGCGTCATATTAGACTGATCAATCTTATCCCCAGGTACAATTACGTCAATCTGGCTAGCAGCATCTACAATCATGTTGATGCCACGGTTCACAATTCCTAAGTTTTCATAATAGGACGTGAAGACATTAGACAGAGAAGGAATACTAGTTCCTTCGTTACGCGCAATCGTTGATTGAGCTGGATTAAATTTGGTCTGAAAGCCCATCGCCGAGAGAGTTTTTTGTGTTATCGACATATTATTCCCTTAGCTATAAAAAGCTCTTTTGTTTCATTATGTATATTCTATCGCAGTACATATACTATGTCAAGTACTTTTTTTCCCACCACTAGAATCCCGAGAAGGCTGTCATATGCGTGTATATAGCATATCTTAGTGCGTCAGCCATGTGAGAGTATTCGTCATGTTTTGGCTTCTCTACATGAGTAGTTTCTGCCCATGAGTACTGCTCTAAGGTCTTTAATAGTTCCACACAAGATGGGTCGACTATCAAACGATTAGATTCTAGGATAGATCCGATATGGTTGATACCATCTAATACGGATTTCTTCGCGTTGATCGTCGAGATGCCGTAAATTGCAGCAAGGTCGGCGCGGAACTGAGCTGCCGCGGGGTCGGCGTAGACCATCTCTACATCGTACTTATCTATAAGGGGTTGCATGCCTTCGGCATGAGACCTCGTGTCTGCCTTAGCCGCTAAACGCTCTGCAAAAGCATAGTAAGTATCGCTGTTGGTATGATACCCTAGAATAATAAGCGCGCATGGATCTTTGTAGCCTGCGTCGAGACCACCAATCATATCCATACCAGAACGATCCATTTCGGATAGATCTCGAATACAAGTCTCGAAATCGAACTCCCAAATACGTCCCTCGAATACGGCAAAGTCAGCCTCATATTCTTGTCTAAATTCAGCAGCACTCATTTCCATGCGTGCTTGTTCAACGTCATCTAAGTCTGCCCTAGGGTTATCTTTATAAGTAGCATGAATAGTAGCCCACTGAGGAAAATCTGAGCTAAATCCACGTTGATAGAAGTTATGGAACCAGTTATTACGTCCACGAGGCGTAGAAATAAATATAGCCTTAGAATTAGGCTTATCAAGTGTAGGTCTCAACCTAACGTTAAAGGCAGTCTCACCCTCTTTGGTGAGAGCTGCCTCATCAAAAATAATCAAGTCATAAGAACGACCAACAACAGAGTCTACCTGAGATACGGCACCGATTCTAATAGTAGAACCGTTAACAAGCTCAATCAGGTTATCTTTAGCGTTGTCACGCTTTACTTCAATACCAAAGTGACCAATTAGTTCACGTTGTAATTCAAAAGAAATCTGTGCTAGTCTATAGTTAGGTGCCATAATTAGCACGTTGCTGCCTGGGACTAGCAGTACCAGTTGTCCAATAACGTTAGCAATAAATGTCTTGCCTACACGTCTAGATACAGCTGCAGTAATGAATCTATATGAAGGATCATTAATAGCATTTATAATTGCAATTTGCGGAGGATTAGGTTCTTTACCTAACATCTCCAAGTAAGCGCCTACGTCAAGTTTAATAAATCTTTTTGATGAATTAAATTGCGTAAGCGCATTACTAGAAATACCGTCTCTACTTACTAGCATTAAATTTTGTGGTAGCGTTACTCTTATTACCTAATAACACTAGCTCACCCTCTTCTTTTCTACGGGTTACTAAACCACGAAGTCGNCGCCCTCCGGCGNAAACGTATTTCTGCATCCCTAGATAAGCCTTATTATAATTCTTATCCATCAAGTGACGCCCAATTTGAGTTTTAGAACCATGCAGTGCACCTGGCCCTAAATTAAATACGAAGGATGTTACCCCCTCGTGCACAGGACCACTAGATAGTCCCGTTACTGCAATTGCGGCATAAGAAGCAGCTTTAATATCGTCCTCAAATAGACGTTCAGCTTCCGCTAGTGTAATAGTCTTGCCAGCTAGCACGTCTTCGCGTGTAACGGTGGCAGTATGCCCCCATCCAATAGTAGGGACACCAATAGGGTCGAAATAGGCCGTTAAGCGTAAACCCTCATGTTTTTTTATCAAATTCATGTTCACCAATCCCTACGATATAAGTACTATGGCCAAATACGACCGGGAACTTACGTCCCACAAACGTTCCACGAATTCCAGTCAATGGGGAATAAACATCCTCCCNTACCATCATTCCTCTTTGCGTTGTATATACTATCTCGTCATTCTTAGAGTAGTCTTCCCCTAAGATTTCTTCGTTTCTACCTTCAATANTCTCAGAAGGACCACCCAAATATAAAACTTGGTAGCCTTGGGATACCTTTAAAATCTCATATTTTTTAGGCCCAACATATTTCTTTATAAACATTACCCCAGGATCGGCTGCGACTACTGCTTTCAGTACTTCTTCAACACTTTCCTTAGCATTTAATGATTTTAAAGCTTCTTCTAGTTCTTCCTGAGCTCTCTCTAGTCTCTTTTCTAGACGCTCAGCATATTGCATCTCTCGATCACCAATTGATAATTTTTGGTCGTGTTCCTCTTTGTCCGCAGTTCTAATTTGTGTCCACACCCATGCTGCGGCTAGGGCTATAGGTGTAACAGACTTAAGTAAGCTTTCTAGATTTTCTATATCTAGCATAGAATGACCATCCAGTAACTATATTTAAGAATATGAACGCCTCAATAAGCCACCAATTGTCAAATAATCGGAATAGTGACATAGCTTCGGCTGTTTCATGATTTAAAAATAGTCCTAGCAGAGAAGCTATCCCTACCAATATATAAGCAATGCCTAAACTATAATCTTTTGATTTGATCATAGCATAGGCGGCGAGGAACAAGGTAGAAAACCATGTTATTAATTCTGGAGCAATATGCCACAACATTATTTACTTCTCCTATGTAGTTCGTATCCAGTCACTAAGTTAAGGAAGGTGATAGGCTGGACAAACCACCAATAATGTAACATTGTATACTCACCATCAGGGTTAGTAATTTGAAGAAATGCTGTAATACCTCCGGCTAGGAAGTATGTTAGCGCTAGACCAAAATATTTATATTTTAGAGCTATTGCGCCTACAAATAAAATGGATGTCACATATATAGCTATCATGGAGCACCTATAAGTCTCTTCATGAGTTCCCCGTAGTTGCCTCCACCAAATTCATTATTAATTTGAACATTGGTCTGGGAGCCGGGGATGGATTTCTTTTCCTCATCCATACGAAGTTGATGAGCAAATTTAACCATGTCTAGAAGATCTTTTTCGGATGTGTAGTCAGTTTCATCAATTTTTTTATCTATCATGCGATCGAGAACGTCTGCAAGTTTGGACTTGTTTCTGTAGCCTGTGTCGAGGTAGGCATTATCTATAAATCTTTTAACCTCTGGTTTTTCTAAAATTTCATGCACAGTTTCTAGTGGCAGGTCTAAATAATCGGCAGTCTCCTGGGCGGAGCCGATCTTAAGATAGTTTTCTGCAACTTCTAGATTTTCAGGTATGATTTTCAACATAGAAAAATTGTACCATGTATCTTATGTATTGTCAAGCAGAATTTTTCTAGTATGGATGGTAGTGAAAATGGAAAAATACCCCAAGTTTTACGTGAGTATGGGCATGACTTTGTGCACCTTAAGGTAGTCTCGGAACCGCCCCTATTCTACCTTAAGTAGAAAGCAGTTGCTAGGCTAAAATTTTTCAGACGGGGGTTGACTTAGGCCCGAATCTGGGCTAGAATGAAGAATAGGAGGACTTCAGGTATGCTTGGTATGCTAATTCTAGCTCTGGTTGCAATGGCTATCTCGGACTGGTTGGACCGCCGATGCTAGCACAGGTTGTATTCTGGGCTGGGCTGCTACTATCTGTGGTTGTAGCCCCACCTGCCCTATTCTTCGCCTTCAAGGATTTCGAGGAGCCCTAAGCCCTTGAAATCATTGAGAATTTTGGAGGCAAAAAATCCAATGTTTTCAAGGCTCTAGGTTTGCGAATGATTCTCAATCGCATGCACCCTATGGTAGTAACCCCCTTCCACCTAAGGTAGAAAGCAGTTGCTAGGCTAAAATTTTTGTTTAGGCGATTTTTGAGCCAAAACCGACAAATGCAACATTACAAAATTGTAATGATTTAGGGCTTGCAAACCGACCCCAAATGGCCTATATTATGAGTATGGAAAAAGAAACAAAGACCCCCGAAATCGCCCTCCCCGAATGCCCTGAATGCTTTGGCACTGGCTGCCTCCACATTCACGACTATATGATCGACGAGCCCTGCGAATATTGCGGCGGTACCGGATTCGACGACGAAGAAACAGAAGAATAAGGATTGAACAATATGAAAACCATTCACGAACTCCTCTCCACTCAAGACTTCGTTCCAGTACTCTACACCAAAGCCGATGGCACTACCAAGGCTTATCTCTTGACGCAACGTAAAGCGCCTAGCTATGAGGCGAAAACCGATCGCGTTAAGGTTGATGTTCCAGCCCATCTAGTCAATGCTTGGGACATGTCTTCAGAGAAATTCGTATCCCTGAAACTTGACAGCCTGACGGGGGTCTGATACTATGGACCTAGTAATGATATCCATTCGCGTCCTGCTAGCAGGTATGTTAATCTATGCTATATACGATACGGTAAAGGGGAACT